CGTTTAAAGCACTGGCCATCTTATGTACAGTAGAACTTGCGGGTACAAGAGAGCAGGTCGTCAAAGGAGGGCCAACAATGATGAACCTTGACGACATCTCCGCGCTCCCCGATGGTGAGAAAGCTGCCCTTGCAAAAGAGCTGTCAAAAGTGCTTGCAGTTCTAAACGACTCTCTCTCAGGAGGTGGCCATGAACGCTAAAATCGCAGGCGCCTTAACACAGGCTGCGGGAACAGGTCTTGCAGTCATGGCTATGATAGCTATATTCGTGGGCTCAATACTGCACATATCGTCAAAGACATTTGTACTCTCCTCGATAGGGGTTTTACTCCTTGGGATTTTTATGCAGAGTAAGAGCGAGGAGGCAAGGTATGACGAAGAAGATTGATGTCACGAAAAACCTGTATAGATGCAAGGGGGTGTTGTGGTACGACTCGTTCCTCGACCAAAAGAGAAGGTCAACTACTGCAACAGCAAAGGTTCGGGCGACATCGGAAAAGGAGGCCAGAAAAAAGTTTGAAAAATGGTTGGCTGATTATCCTCTTGAAAACTCGTTCTACGACCCAAGAGAGGTTTTGATTGAGGAGGAAAAGTGAAAGGAGGCTGCTATGGATTATGCTGAAAGGCTATCAATACTTTATAACGTGGCAAAAGCAATGGAAGCCAGTGCTACGAGTAACGGTGAAAGTATCTCGGTAAGCGCAACAGGAGACATAACGCTTTACCCCAAGGGCGGAAGAAAGCGAAACATCGGTAGAATTTACACGAAGAAAGACGGGTCTTTCGTGTATGAAAAAATGGTAAAATCGAAAAACATCTTTCGCAAGGCAGACGCGTGGGGCTTTAACTGGAATGTCATAAACGCGTTACCGGATGACGCAAGTATCCACTTGCTTGTCGACAGGAAATCGGTTAAACGTATCCCGGTATCTGACGCAAGGGAGCACGGGTTTTTCCTCTGGTTCAAGGGGGAGGGCCACGAGCGCCAGTTTATGATTGAAGACAGGCTGTTCACGATAGTGGTGTAAGGAGGCTGTATGTCACGGAGAGAGAAGGAACTAATGAAGACAGCACTTGAGCTTAACAACGAGATTGGAAGGCTTGAGGCTGTTGTTGAGATAAGGATGTTGAAGAACGAAAACAAGATGCTGAGAGAACAGGTGGAAACACTGGAACGCATACTGTTATCTACAAAACCATACTTGCGAGGGTTCGATGAGGAAGAGAATTTCGAGGAAGAAGGGCTTGAGAAGCTCTCCAAGGCCACTTCTGGAGACGACGTTCACGAGGAAGAAGGGAAACATCAATGAGGCCATAGAGAGGCTTAAGGCGAGATGCCACAGAAAGGCAAAAGCGTCCGGGATGGTACTTGTCGATGACGTGTCTATCGATGTGTTTGAGAATGTGATAGATGGGACAGATGGACAGGTATACCGGCAGAGTGAGTTGCTGCCCCCGGGCGTTAAACAGAAAGGCGAACCGTATTATTTACTGGTAGCACGGAGTTACGCACGATAATTATGACAGGCACGCGGGAGGTTAAACGCAAGTGGCCTATCCCAAAAGCGGCGGATTGATACGGGGCTCCCACCCCTTTGGTTGCCGTTCCCGCACTGCATTATTTTTAAGGGGGCTGACATGTACGACGAGGAAAAGCTTGGGTTTGTAGCCATGTATGACATAAGGACCATGCTCGGAAGCGACGAACAGGTAGCACAAAAGATGCTTGATGTGATATATGCCCTGTATGATGCCGGATACATGGGAGTGGCAATCGAAGGTAGGTGCACGCCCCGGGGGGCCCAGTTTGGAACATGTGCGGTGTCACGCGGAGTTGGCGAATGTGTCCAGTTTTTAGAAGACTCAGATGAGCACGGGGATGGGTTGGGACATGCTGAATGTGTTGCAGCGGCACCACCACACTCAGACCTGAGAAGAAAAGTGATGAACATGTTTGTGCTTGGCCCCCCATCCCGGTGTATTCTGGTTATGAATCCGAAAAGATATACGGCTGAAGACTTAAAGAACATCCAACGGACAGGGGTAGCATACAGAATCCCCATCTCCTCGGACTCTCTTTTCCTTGGTGACATAGCGCCAGCCCTGTATGAGAACATCGGGATAATAGGCAAGGTCGAGTTTACGGTTGAAAGAATCGGGAGCCGGTTTTTTCTCAAGAACAACGACACCGGAGAAATGTTTCCTCGCAGAGACACGGCTCTTAGGCCAGTGCGGCCCCATGATAACCACTTTCTCTCCAAGGTAATCGACGGGGAAGTGCACCATGAAGAGATATGTCGCCGGATAAGACGGCCATCCTTGGCTGAGGCGAGAAGAGAGGCGGTGGAATTCCAAGACCTGTGGGCAACAGAGATAATGTATCAAAGAGAAGCATACAGGCGGGCAATTCTATTTTGAGGATATGTGTGCGAATGTGCGAAGCATTTTGCACACGCTCTGTTGCGTCGTTAATTTTTAAGGAGGGAGTTTATGAGAAGATATAGTATGGTTAAACCAAATGATGATATTTCAGATTACAATTACATGATTGATTCAAAACATGGCAATTGGATAAGATATGAAGATTATATCAAGGGAAAAGAATCAATGACGCCTGATGCCGTGTTAGGCGAAGGCTGGCGGGATGCAAGCAAAGAGTTGCCTGATAACAATAAGGCGTTTGAGTGTAATAATGAAGGCTGGTTGTGGGTAAAAATCGAAGGTGGAGATATTCAGCTTTCATGTTATGATGAAGACGATGGATTTGATTATAACGATGTTACACATTTTATGTACTTACAAAAACCAGGTCAGCCAGATACCAAAATATGAAGTTATTGATATGTGATTTAACCGCCACAATAACAGGGGGAATTATGATACAGAGATATGACGAGGACGGGGTAGTTTTGTATTAACGGGAAAGGCCGACGTATAACCCGGCAGCAAGGGCCCCGGCGATGCCGACCTGAACGCGCCAGTCTTTGTACCAGACGTACCCGATACCGATACGCCGGGTAGCTTTCTTACACTTATCCTGTGCGGTCACGAGGTAATCACTCTGTTCTTTTGCAACAGTAATCTCGATAGGTGAATAGTAACACTCTTTGAGTTTCGCAAACGTTTCCCTGCTCTCCTGTAAATCAGGCGGGAGTTTATATTCAGTGTGAGTCCTGTCCCGGTAGACTATCTTTTTATGTTCTATGGGCTTTACCACCTGTGAGTGGATAAGCCACCCTGCTGCCACCCCGAGCCCGAACAATGCGACACATGCCCATAAATACTTCATCGTGTATACTCAATCTTTACCGGGGCGGGGTTCCACTGGAATCCGTCCTCCTTGTTGTACTTTACGTTCAGCGCAAGGTACGTTGCAATGATGACAAGGAGCATTACAATAACAAGCTCTTTGGTGCAATACTTTACAAGGTATGCGATAAGCTCCCAGAGGTTATCAATATCCTTTATGCTCGCGACTTCTTTTTTTGCTTTTGTGTCCTTTGGCATGTCTCCTCCTATAAGACCCACTTTAATTCTTCTCTTGGCACGACAAGGTAGGAAAACCGCTTCCTCCGTATACCCTTGTCATACGTCCTGCAAATGTCAAGGAACTCTTCAAGGTCATCTTCGTGCCTGAACACCTGACACCCTGCACTTGCTCTTTCTATCAAGTCATCATCATCACCCTGCCGGTGAAAATTAATGCCGAAGTACCCGCTTTCTACTATCTCCCCGGGGTCTTTGGCAAAGTTCATATTCTCGTCCCGCCAGACTGTTACCTTGTTGCCATGTTGCACGAGACCCGGTTTCCCCTTGTGGAGCCCAAGCATCCACCCGTTCTTATGGAACCCGTAGCACAGGTGCGCTGCCCCCTTTTTGTTCAGAGGACGCAGCGTGTAGTATACACCGGGGTCAGTGGTGGCAAGGTAAATCTCAACCTGTCCCCCGTGTGCGATAATGATGTGGTCATTGAACCTGTCAGCCTGCGCCTTCTCCTCGTTGCGAAGGCCAACTATCATCGGGTCTGCGGACACCCCGTGTTTTGCGAACAGTGTCACAATATCCTGATAATTTCTTGCACGCATGTCATCTCCTATTTTGCGTGTTGTTCTACGATATACGTGAGCCTGTCAACGGTCTTGTCAAGCCTCGTGAGCAGCGTCTCGAAGTTTCGCATCGACTTTTCGGTGCTTTTCTTCGTTTTCTCCTGCTCTACGCATATTCTTTCCAGTGTGTTTTCCATTGCCTTTTTCCATTGCTCATCCAACTGTCCTGCGTGTTTGCTTTTCAAATTACAGGTATCAACCTGCGCGCTCAGTGCCTTAGATAGCTCCTCGGTCCCCTTCCTTAAACGATACAGCGCTATCTCGGTGCGAATGACATACCCAAGCACGGGGGTAAGCGCACCGACAACGATAAGGAATATCTTGTACGCGTCCGATAGGTTCAACATGTTCTTTCCTATGCCGCATCTCTTTTTTTAAGCTCCTTAAATACAGCTCTTGAAAAATCTTTTCCGTCATTTCGGTAGCACACCTGTCCGTGTCGGAATTTCTCCGCCTTCTCATACACTTTGCTCCACGCATCACGTATGGTGGTCCCGTGTGCTACCAGCAGGTGTGAGTCTTCCCCGCTTGCAACCTCGTCTGCCAGCTCCTCCGGTATGGGGAGTGTCAGATTATTCTGATAATTAAACGAATACAGCCGCATCGACGCGACAAACCCTTTTTTCAGCAATGGTATCTTTCTCCCATTCTCAATCGACTCTACTATCTCTGATAGCGACATACTATGCAGCGCGTTCATAGCAATAGCTATATCATGGGTTATGGTGAAGTCAAGCCCCACAAGATATGGGCGTTCGCCCAGCATGTACTCCATCGCCACGGGACCCCTGTAGTCCGGGAGTTTTTGCTTGATTATGTCGCCTATCTTCTCAAAATTTTTGAACACCGGCGTCCTCTTCAAGTTGCAGGCGAACAGGGTCAGGATGTTTTCTTTCAGCAGCGGCCCCACCCCGCCGGGGTACAGGGACTTATCCCTTATCGCCGCACTGTGCAGTTGCCAGTTCACCCCGTTCCAGAACGCAACATAAGTAACGGGAATCCCGTCAACCGGATTAAACTGCGGCACGCCGCCTTTTACGGATATCTCCGGCATGAGAATCTTTGCTTCAAACGCCAGCCTGATTTTCTGGTCTTGTGTCAAATTTTTTACGTCGACCATATATACCTCTCAAATATTTAATATGTTCTGTCAGAATACGGCATATCAGAGTACGGGAGCTCGCCGTATGGCGTCGGGCCCTCTTTCTGCGAGAACTCCCTGCGCCCAACAAGCGCCTCTCTGAGCCCAAGGTCATCCTGAATAGCATCAACCACCCGCTTGGTCTGTGATGTAGGAAGTCCACCAAGAAGCTTTAATGCACTCCATGCGCCCATCTCCCAGAATCTTTCCGGGTTCGAGAAGCCCTGTGATACCGAGTGGAGCGAGGAAGGGACTGGGCCAAGAAAGCCGGAGCCAAACCTGATGCCACCACCGACAATAGGAACAAGCTTTCCGAACTCAGCCACCGCACGCAATGCTGCTATATGTGAGTCCTTCCCTTCTTCCTTGTACCGGTGATACGTATGTATTGGTGCAGGCATCGGCGACTCTATGCCGAGCATGTTTTCATACAGGAGATTCCATGACGAGTAAGTCATCGCAAGCACAAGCCCTGTTGCCATTTTCTGCCCGGCAGAATAGGTCATTGACGATGTGCCGCCTGCAAGCTCTCGTATCATATTCCAGTTTGCGGTTACAAACGTCTGGAACAGCGTGAGGGCCCGCCCTGTTGATGTCTTCTGTATGGGCGAGAGGTCGGTTTTCATCGCCGACGCCTGTGTACGTGCTACTATATCGTCTGCGTATCTGGCAGCGGCCTCCGGGTCAAATGGCTGCTTGTTTACTTTTGTCATAGTGTGCTTGGCCTTCTGGTATGCACCCTCCCATACTGTCCGGGCTACCACGTAGTCAAGATTCTGCATTGCCCAAAAGCCGCCACGTATAAACTTCTGATGTGCTTCGCCGATGGAGGTCTTTGCATCCCTGCCAAGATTCCTTTGAACCATTGACGCAAAGTTCGCATCATCCGCATACTGCTTTCTTGAACCCATCTCTCGACTGAGGTTTACCGGGTTGTCCTCTGTGTTCATCTTTGGGAGTACCTCGGATACCATCTTCCTCATCCCAGTCATAACCCACTTGGCACCTATGTGCGGTACTGCCTGTGTGATTGCAGTCGTCTGACTCAAGACTGTTGGGATGCTGTACATGAGCATACTGGCAGTGAGATTGTTTGAAAACGTGTCTACTATCTTGTTTGCAGTCTTGGCCTGCTGCGTGGTATCTGCAAAGTTCCTGCCGGAAGAAAGCCAGTTCACGTAATCGGTAAGCAACTTAAACGCGTTCGGGGCCTGCGCCCTGAGTGAGAAATCTTGCCCGTTTATCTTTTCCACGTTGAGAATGTCGCTCGTCCGCTTTATCACTGGCTCCATGTGAACATACCTGAGTACGTCGGAAGTGTACTTCTCTGCTATCTTGAAGATATTTGTCTCAATCTCGGCCGGGATAGCGCCTCTCTCAACATACTTCGGGGACAGCGCGTTTATTTGCCTCTCGGTCTTGATTCGTACCGGCGAAAGTCCTGTGTTTTCTGCGATGTGGTCGAGCTTCTTGAAGAAGGTCACATACTCAGCCTTCTCCCGTATCGGTTCAAGCCCGGCAGTAATCCTTGCCTTGTTATACCTGCGAAAGAGATTCTTGTATTGCGCCTGTATGCTCTCCATTATGGCAACTTCGGACGCGTCAAGGGCTCTTACCTGTTCTGGGCGTATGCCCATGTTTTCCAGCGCCTCTACGCCGTCTTTGCTCTTGCGAAGCATGTTGTATGTAATGGCGTCGGCGGAGTCCTTGTGCGGCGCCATGTCAATGTATTCTTTGATAACGTTTCTTGCGTGTGTTGTCTCCCGTGTTATGTTATCAAGCGCAGCCCTCGGCGCCTCAACAAATATTTCCTTTGTGAGCGTCCACCGCCCACCACTTATCATTTCTATAACGCGGTACCAGTTCTGGAACTGCTCAAATCCCATCTTCACATTATCCGGGTCAACACTGAAAATCTTTCCTATCGCCTTTGATGCCAGCCCGGCTTCATACGGGTCACGCAAAAGAGAAAGTTCGTGGGCTACTGGTTTTTCGAGCAAGACATCATGCTTAAACTCGACCTCTTGGCCGTTTCTGATGCGCCTTCCCCTTGATTCGCCATGAAGAAACTGGTCGCTTTCAGGATATAACCTCTTTACAAGGTCTGTTGCGTTGGTTCTTAGCTTCGGCGATATATCATGACGCGAGAATACAGAGTCTTCGACAAATCCTTTAATCGTCCGCATGGTTTGTTGCTGTTTCGCCTTTGCTACAATGTTGCCAGTCTCAAGGTCAGCCTTCGTACTTACCTCTTTGAGCTCCCGTGGCTTATATATAAATTCTGTGTGCTTTACCGGCTCTCTGCTTTTTTCGTATACCAGTTCGCCGAGTTCATTCTCAACAACTTTTCTGCCTCTGGCATACCCCTTGCTACTATATACCGGTATTAATTCGTCCGCGTATGCTTCTATGGGCATCGCCTCTTTGCTCTTGCCGTACTTACCGCCGCCCCTTGGTAACCTTAACTCGGAATCGGTGGTGACAATCTCGTACCCGTTTATGTTCTTCTTCTTTGCCCGGAACACAACAAGCGGCTGCTCGTTGTTTTTTATGGACTCAATGTACGCCTTGCCCTTGTCTGACCTGATAATCCGGTCTGACATGCCTTCTCCTTTCATCACACCGAAAACCACGTCGGAAACAACTTCGTCTCTCTGCTTATCGAGCGTACCCTTGCGAAACTTGGTCTTCTCCATCGACGGGTACCGTTCCCGCTGTATCTTCTCGGACATGGCATCTTCCATGCGGTTGAGGATGTCCAGCCTGTTCTCTCTCGGTATCTCGTTTGACTTCAGCCCTTCGGTTATCTCCTTGTACTTCTGCTCACCAAGAAGCCTTCTGGCGTTGCCCATTGCGCTCATGAACGCTGTTCTATCATCCTTGGCGGACATGCCTTCCCGGTACAGTGCCTCCACGTCAAAGGACGGGGTTCTCCCCTCGCGCTTCGGGGTTCCTGTTCTGGTATCAAGCTCGTTGAGCAACTTGTACTGCATCTCCCGTGCAGACCGGGGCGCGTTCTCTCCCATCAGTTCTTTCGAGGCAATGAACATTTCGTTCTGTGCCTTCATGGGCTCGTCCATATACAGTCGCTCTGGCTTTGGCGCTGGCGGCCTTTGCCTGCCTCGGAGCGTGTTCCCGAGGTATCTTCCCGCCTTCGCACCGGCTATCGGGACAATCGAGCCAACAATGCCGTGTAAGAGGCTCTCGCCGGCCGAGCGTTCCGGCACGTTTTCCTGGTCAGAGAAATACAGCGGGTGTGTGGCCTGTTCGTATGCGGTGATAGAAGCCATTTCCGAGGGGAACCCTGCGTATCTGCCTATCGCCTTCTGTGCGCCCTGTGACGCACCCACTTTCCCGGCCAGTCCCGGCAGTACGTTCCTGCCAAGCCTGCTCCCGAGTCCTGCCGCATAGCCCATACCGGCGCCAAGGAGACCTTCTTTCCCTGCCTGCCACAGCGCTTCCCCGGTATGCTCTGAAAGCAATGAGCCTTCCCCTGTACTGGAAGGCGTATAGTGTGAGCGGATTATACTATTCAGTGCAGGCGGAAGACCGAAAGTAACTGCCGGTGCCGCAGGGCCGGTAACACTTCCGGCAAGCCCTGCTCCGGCGTAAACCGGAAGCTCCCCTGCGCCAACTGTTGCGGTATGGAGAAGCTGGTCTCCGAGATTGTCTCTTGGTTGATATTCAGGGAGCGACCCTCTGGCAAGCATCCCGATAGAGGTGTGCTGCAGCGACCCGCCTATCTTCTCGTGCAGCTCGTCGTAAGGCGGGGCGATATAATCCTTTATCATCCTCTCTGCGGCTTTACGGGTACTGTAATCACGCGGGAGGTTCCTCGCGTAATCCATGTAAACGTCCTTGGCAAGCATGAACTTGTACTCATCGGACGCATCGAGGTTTCTTATCTCTGTAAACCTGTCGAGGTACTGCGGTGGGATGTATTCATCTATGCCGCCAGTTACCACCTGCTGCTGTTGCTGTTGCGGGTGCAATGTCTTCTGGACATGCTTGTCATAGGCACGGATGCGTTCACCGGCCCGTGTCCCCTTGTCCGCGGAATATTGATATGTGAGTGGGTCAAGCATCATATTTTAGAACGAGCCACTGGCCCAGTCCCCCTCTTCGATTTGCCGGGCTATTTGCGTAGGAGAAAGGGGGTTGCCTTTTCTATCTATAATCATATACCTGCTGCCAATTCCGACCCCGCTCAATACCCCCGGGTCTTTCTTTGGAACAATCCTATATCCATACTGCTTAATAAAATTCTTCAGCTTCGGGTCTTCGCGGATTTCATCAGGACTCAAATCACCAAGAACACGTGTCATCTCCTTGGCTATCTTCGCTTCAGTCATTGCATCTGGCGCATCCTGCGGAGTAAGACCTTCCCGATATACTGAACTCGCCCACCTTGAGGCGTTCCCTCTGCCCACTTTGCCAGCGAGTTCGGGGAGTGCCTTGTACAGTCTCTTCGTGAAATCCCCTGCGTCTTTGCTCGTTGCTGCGAGCTTATCGATTGTTCTCTTTTCTGAGTCTGTGAGCGATACCACCCTGCCGCCAAATCCAACGGCGCCGTACGTGTTGGTCTCGCCTCTTCTGGTACCGCCCCCTGGCTTGGTGAAGTTTCCAAACATCGCCATAACGTTGCGTGGGTCTTCATTGTAATAGGTAGCTATCCTATGCGCATTAAGCAACAAGTCTTCTGCGTTCCCGTTTCGCTTGTATGCCTCAAAAGCCGCACCAAGGTCATGCTCGTACCCTTTCCCGAACTGCATACTGTCTGCGTCTTCCTGCATCTGCTGCATTTTTATAATATCTCCATACATGTCTGTGCCAGCTCCCGAGGAGCCTTCTATCATCGACAGCATCTTGTCCTGTTCTTCCCTGCTCTTCTTCCCAAGAGCACTCAGAACACCCCTCTTATATACTTCATCGTTTTTCTGGAATCTTCCCGACTTCAGCTCATCTACTAATTTAGCGTGGGCCTTTACAGTGAGGCCAAGTTCGCTTGGCTTCATTTGGGTAACATCAACGCTTTTCTCTGCATACCCTTCTCCAGACAGCATACGGGCTGCCTCTCGTTCTGCTTCATAGGGAGTCCTTTCTTCATACCCCCTCATCCTCTCTGCGCCCGGAACTTGCTGGTTGACAAGCTGTTGCTGGCTGGCGGGCTGGGCGGGTACCCCCGGAGTTTCCAAAGATGCCGCATCAGACCATCCCCTGTTAATGGCTGCCTGCGCCCCTTCTGTATATACAGGACTACCGCCGGAGCCTCTTCTTATTGCGTTCTGGTTTATCATCGGCATCGCGTCTCGCTGATACATTTCTCCAGAGTGTCCTCTGCGTATCGCGTCGTTTATCTGGTCTTGTGAGTGCCCGAGGGCGCGAAGTCCGGCTTGACCCGCGATAGCCATACCAACCTCATCGGATACGGGGTTGTTGAGGGCGTCCCTCCTGCCTTCGATTGCAGCACGGAGTTTCTGCTCTCCGGCAAACTCTGGAGTCTGTATATCATGGCCGTACAGGTCTCTATACGCTTCCTGTATGGCCTGTGAGTTATTTGTCTCATATGCCATTTGCAGCTTGGCGATTTTTTGCTGCTGGTCTCTCTGCTTTTCAAGCGAGTACAGCCCGGCAATCTGGTTTGCGAGGTTCCCGCTTTGCAGTGCGAAATTCATCGGGTCTCTCTGTTGTGAAGGCGGTACTACTGTTATAGCCATCGCTGACCTCCTATCTGGTTCTTAACAAGCTGGTTTTGCATAAATGGCTGATAGTAGCTCATGTACCGCGTTGCCAGTGAAGGCGGCAGGCCCATGAGCTGCGCCATTGAATTGTTTGTATTCCTGCCCTGTGACGTCCCCTGTACGCCAAGGATACCGCGTATGAAACTCCTCATCTGCTCTGAGGGTTGTGTCATATTAGTAGCCACCGATTCCTCCGGCCATAGGCGTTGACATTGCCTGTACTCCCGGCTGGCTCATGGCGTTCTGTGCGTTCTGACCCCGGAGCCGACGAAGCGCATCCTCCAGCGCCGGAACGTTGCTCTGCTGCTCCGGCAGGTTGGCAAGTGCGGCAAACCCCTGTCCTATCTGGGCCATTCTCGGGTCTTGCTGTGGCTGCTGGGGCTGTATCACCGACATGTGGTTCTGCGGTTGTTGCAACTGTGGCATCATCGTATAGTTTACATTTGGATATTGCATCATAATTTCTCAACCTCCTGTATTTCGAGGTGGTATACCTTTCCCACATGGGTTGGTCTCACCTCTGCCGCATAGAGCATTTTCTCGAAGCCGTCACCCCAATAGTTGACGCACTCGGCCTCATATATGTGATTTATTCTCATATAGTTTTTCATATCCGCAAACAGCTCGTCTTTCGCGCCGGTACTCGTGGCAGCTATGAAGCTGACGTACAACACAGGCCCCTTGAGCCCGCGCTGGATATTCATATGCGCAAAGCCGTTGACATTCTCTTCTCCATCGGCAGATGCGATTACCCTCACATATGGGCTTACGCAAGTCTCCCTGATGTGTTGCGCTATCTCCTCTGCGGTATACGGCGACGAAGACTTCTCTTCAAAGTACGCAAGCACGTCATGGAGTGCTCCAACTGTTGCAGGGTTGTTTACCTCGTATATCATCCGAGAAAACTCCCGGCACCAGAGCCAATAGTCCAGCCTGCTGCTGCTCCCGCAGGCCCTCCGAACGAGCCAAGCCCTGCACCCACAAGACCACCGACGAGACCCATCGGGTTCGCCCCCTGCTGCCCGGGCATGATAGCAGTATCGACTGTTCCACCAAGGTATCCGGGGGCAATCATTTCAGGTGAGTATTGGTATCCCTGAAGGATGTTCTTCGCCTGCTGGGTTTCTGCCTGCTGTAGCATCTGCGCATACTTACCCTGTAGGCTTGCCGCCAGCTGGTCTGCCGCATCCTGTTCCATCTTTTGGGCATAGGAGCCGTGGAGGTTCTTGGTTTTCGCACGCAACCCGGGTACGGTAATCTCGTTGTACCTCTGAATGGCGGGTTGCAGCATCGCCTCTTGGTATACCTGCCGGGCCGCGTTTCTCGGGTCTCGGTTCATTACGTAGTCAAGGTTCCCCTGATACCTGCCCATGTTCCCTTGCAGGAACTCAGACCCGGCACCGAGAAGCTCTTTCTGCTCCGGGGAGAGGCTGCTGTGCCTTTCAACTTTTGTCTTGGTTCCACCACCGCCTGCCATGATGCTACCTCCTTGCCAGTAATCCTGCGTCTGCGTACGCAGCTATTATGCTTTCAATGTATATCATATCATTTGTCCTCAGCTTAAATCTCACATTCTTCCCACGGTATACGTGGTTTGCGACATAATCATAGAGATTATCTCCTGTTATGTCAATAGAAATTTCACTTGTCCATGTTTCTCCCTCGTCATAGGACATTGACAGGTGCAGCGTGCCGGTCTCTGCTTCTCTCGTATAACCGGATATGACTGTCTGAAGGTGCCGAAAGGCGTGCCGGTAGTCGTTAATCGCATAGTCTTTTGTTATCAGCACTACCTCTATGCTCCCAAACCCGTCTACGTCTTCTCGCTCGTTGTATACGTACAGGCTTCCTTCTACGCCGACTGCCGGTAGCCACGTAACGCCTCTTTGTGTATAGTCTATAAACCGGATGCCCTCTTGGTCGGCAAACGACCCGGTCAAGTCGCATATTCTGGTAATCTTGTCAGTATACATATTCCCGGCCGAGTCTATACCTTTGTCAAACTTCCACTTTGACCACTTCTGAGTCTTCACGTTGTACGTGTAACAGTTGTACATGGTATCCATCCCGCCTTGGGGAACGAATAGGCAGTACAGGTCGAGCATGTCGAAAAATACACCAACAGATTGCTCAATAAAGTTGTCTGACGCCGCAGCAAAAAGCTCCGTCGCTATCTCTTTCCCGATGCTTTGCACCTGAACGCCGTCAAACATGTACACATCTTCCCACCCAAGAAAGATGTGATATCTGTCAACAGGGCACACCGTCCGTATGGACGGGGTTCCATATGGAAACAACCCCTCATCGTAATCCATCGGGTTGCCCGCGTTTCCTGTTGCCCGCATAATCACAAGCGACTGCGCCTTATAGCAGACCACGCTTGTCTGGAGCTGTCGAAAGCCCTTCACCTCCGAGTCCTCTGCTATAAGCTCGTACCATTTATCGCCTGCAAACGTGTCAGGGTCTCCCCTGTCTGCAAGCTCAACCGTTTGAGGGTACCTGTTTCCATCGATAACATCTACCACGTCCCCAATAAACAGGTGGTCATAAAAATACCCTATGTGGGCTGCTATTCGCTTTGTGCCGAGGTCCTCACAGTACGCATCGCCAGTGGCGCTATACATGTATTTCTGAATGTAGTCGAGCCCGTTTGTTATAACGACCATCTTTTCTCTTTCCGTGAGAACGATTGCCGAGAGTATCTCATGCGGATAAAACTTGTCGCTTGACCAGCATATACGGATTACATAGTCAACCGATTCGGAGATATCAAGAGTTGTGTCTTCGAGTGTACACTGCGTGTCGCTATCCCATGAGTCAACATTGTACCATGTGCTTATGTCGAACACGAGGTCGATGTCAACCCCGTCTGCGGCTGCGCTTGTGTCGAAAGTTATAGATGTATCTGCGACAAGCGACGAAACGGTCGCCCCGGACGGGAACTGTGTACATGGAGAAATGGCAAGACCTGCGTAAACATTGGACGTATCCGAGCAGGTAACTGTTGCCGAGCCGCTTGTTATCTGGCATGTTTTCGTAAACGAGTCTACGTTCATATCAAATGAACCGAACTTTGCCTTGCATATCCCGTTTGCCGGGTAATCTTCGTAGTCATCCCACGTATCACTGGCAAGGGTGACGACACCGGATGCAACTGATACCGACCCAGCGGACTGGCTCCTGACGTTCTTGGTGATAAAGTTAAACCCCGTCCCGTAGTCAATAAAAGTGTCCCGGATAGTGGTAACAATAACTCCACGGACAAGAGTTAAAAGCGGGTTATACATGTATACGTTTGTGATGCGGTCACTTGTTGGTAGCGCCCCATGCAAAGGGAACCCGCCCCTCCGGTAAAAGCGCAGGTCGTCAAATATTATATTATCAGCCCTTGTTACGAGCTCGTCCGAGAGTTGCCGGGGTGGGTAGTCCTCCGACATCCCGAGAAGCTTCGGTATGGTCTTGTACTGCCACTTCATTACTCTATCTCCGTTGAAATTGCGTTTATCTCTTCTACTATCTTTGCGTTTTCTATCTCAGCTTTCAGCGTCCGGTATTTCAATGTTGCGTCTTTGTATCGCTTTACCGCTGCCTCGTAATCGGCTGCGTCTGATTCATCGTCAATTCCTGCGTACCATCGTTTACTGTACTTCATTACTTCGTTGTCTGTTTCAAGGCAGATTGCCATGTAGTTCTCTTTGAGTGATTCCAGCCTTGCAGGCTTGACTTCATCTATATCCGGCTCAATCTCGATAAAACCCCCTGTCTCACTGTCCCATGCCACCTTGCCCTGATTGGCAAGTGCGTACTGCCACTCTTTGTCTGTTATTTCTATTGCTTCCGGTGGTATAACAGGGTGAACGTCTTTTGAGTAGAAGGCTGTTGGTCGTCCGGTGTTGTCTATTTTCATGTATTTCATGGTTAATGCCCTATTGCGATATAATAACAGTTTATCGTTGTATGCGTCCTTGTAAATCGCGTAGTGCTCATTCCTGTGACAGCGACATAACCACCGGCAAAAGCATGTGAAGATGCGTAGTATATTTGCGGAACAACTCTTAAGCATGCGTTCGGAAATTCTATTGGAAATGTTGGGTGTCCACTTGAATATCCCCATTGAATAATCAATCCATTCGGCAACTTCTGATACCCGTTCCCCGATTTATCATTCGTAAAATCCCAATCAACACCATCTACTGACAGGCTCCCGGCTGAGACTTCTCCATCTGCACTTATGTTCCCACCGGCGTTGATATTGTTGTCTACTGTCAGGCCCCCGGTGATATGAGAAGTTGCGTCCGTGAGTGCCTGATAAGAAGTATCTTTGACCTTGATTATCCATACTACGGTCATGTAGACGGGAGTAGTTTCTGCTCCGGTTCGTGGGTCGCCGTTAGTGCCGTCATTTACAAACGTATCTGCATATATTTTCCCATAAGAGCCAAACCACATGGTTTGAGCATTATAGCTATTCCCTGTAAGGTTTCGTCGGTTAAAGCCAGAACCATAGGAAGTATCCATCTTGAATCCCTGAAACTGGTCATCACCCCACACCCCACTGTTCAGCGCACCACGCAGGAAAGCCCCGTAAGCGTTCCAGCTTTCCTTCGGATTGTTCAGGTCAGGAAGCGTCTCCCCGTTTAGAGGTGAGTCAGAATCATTGACGGTCTGACCGTTACACTCCAACCAGCCGTCCGGGAGTGCTATGGTTGCAATGTCTTTGTGCCACGGGATGATAGTGCCGATGGGAAAGTCTGCTGTTGTGCCGCTTACGCCTTCCAAGTCGGCATGCACGTCACGGTTAAACCTGTTGAGATAATTCAACAGGTCTTTGTTAAATCGCTCTTGGTCTTCCGCGTTACGCGGGAGTTGCGGGAGTGATGATGTTGCCTTTGTCTTCAACTATGTGACCCTCCCGAGTGCAGTTCCGTTATTCTGAAACTGGACGTTGGCTATGCCGTCGATGTAATATCCGGCTTCACCACCTGCGCCACCGGCGTTCCAAAAGCTTCCGTTTCGCAACCCATCCCCGCCGTCATTTCCGTTTTCGCCTACCATTCCTCCTGTCCCGCCTGTTCCCCCCAAGTAGTCGTTAGCAAACAATGAGTCAGCCCTGCCTGCGTGCCCAGTTCCCGGAGTAGTGAGTGTAGCTGTGCCGCCTGTCCCGTACCACGTCCCGCCGGGGCCGCCGCTTGAACCACAACCACCGCCACCCGAGCCGCCGTATGCACCAGCACTGGATTCTGTATCACCATCTCCACCACCACCGCCGCCTCCGCCGCCTCCAGCGATTGTATTCTTATTTACAACTGCAATCTTCGACGACGCTTTGATAGCCGTTCCTCCGTCCTCTCCCGGTGCGCCAGAGGTGTTGTTTCGTCCGTTTCCACCCTTGCCACCGGCTCCATATATAGAACCCTTGTTCACAAGTTTTACGGTATACCCGGACAGGTCGCCGGTTTCTATGGCGGGGTTGGGGGCGTCATCGGAGCTTATCGTCACCCCTGCCTGAATGATTATCTCGACATTACCGCAGGGCACCGCAATGAATACGAGGTCGATGTCTGACCCGTCATCTGCGGCGTTAGTGTCAAATGTAATAGAGGTGTCGGTAACGATAGAGCTCACCTTGGCCCCCGAGGGGAACTGGGTGCATGGCTTTATCGGCATACCTTCTGATATGTAGGAGGTATCAGCACAGTCAACCGTGGGAGAGCCCGACGTAATCTGGCATGTCCTCGTTGGACGCACAAGGTCAGAAAAGTTGAGGTTCTGTGTGTCAACGTCTATGGATATTTGCGGGTTATTACTTACACAATCAAGCATAAGCCCTCCAAGCCACCTGAAGAAGCGTACTATCAGGTCGAGTAATTTTCGTATCATATTGCCTCCTATGAGATGTCATACCCGAAGCCTCCGAGCATTGAGTATATATTTGTTCCCGAGTCTATAGACCAGAGCTGTACAATGGTCATGGTATCGGCGGCTTCCGATATCTCTACATCAAACCCCTGCGGTGGCGTGATTGCTGCGCCCCACGTCAGGGAGTGACCACCGGTTGAGTCCTGTTTTATAATGAGCTTAAGTGAAGCAAAACGGTCTTCCGGGACGTTGGTAACGTTTACCGAGGTAACGTCACCAGTGAGTGTCATAATGTGGACGTTGCCTTCCTCATAGTCGAGAATGACATCACCACTCTGGTTTCCGTTGTCGTAGTATAGTTCCGAGTAGGGCCATCGGAAGTGTTCGATGGATTCCCGCAGGTCTTCCTTGAGCTGTCGCATCAGCTCCGCGATAGTAGAGGCATCATCGGTATCAACCGGGACGCTCTCGTTCCAATCTCTTGCGTATGAAAAAGGCATGTGCCCCTCCTATAGAAAATCAGAATACGCGGTCTGATACGTTCGCTTTCGCCTGCTGTTGTGTGAGAGTAGTTCGTGTGTTGAGTGCTGGAGTTTGCCGTAGAACACCTTTGCCTTCTCGCCGTTATCAAGGGAGACAAGCATTTCTGCGGTAGCAAGGTCGATGACGGCATCTGCACCATGTATCGTCAGCTCGTCCTCGGTTGTTGCACCTTCTGCGAAATCAGAGGTCTCCGGTTCGGGGAGGTACTGGTAATAGTGCATGTACACCGTTCCGGCAGCATCCGGCTCCGGGTAGAGAATGATATTGTTTTCTACGACTTCAAAGTACTTGGGCTGCTCTGACTCCCCGTAGTCCCTCCTGTCAGCCTGCCCGGTATAAAACCTTTGCAGCGGCTCCGACATGTTGCCGTCTGCGTCCGCGAACCGTACCGATATGGCTTCCTTGAACCTCGGGGGTAAGGGGTATGAGGATGTGCCGTCCACTACGGATATGGTGTATCCCACCTCTTCCATGAAGTACATGGAGTGTTTCTGCTGTAGCGCTCGATGGGCGTGCCGTATCCGCGCCTGAAGCCTTGTTGCCTCCTCCGCACTTGGCGTCGTCGAGCCCCATACATTAAACGACGCATCCTCGAATATCTCCCTAAACGTCATCGCTGTCGTCTACCTCTTCCTCGGTTGGTTCGTTACTCTTGCCGCTTGGCGCGTCCCTGAGTACCTTCCTTGCCTCGTTGTCCTTCGGCCTTCCAACAGGTTTCGGGGTGTCTACCGCCACTACCTGATACTGCGGCACATGGCGTACTTTATGTACTAAGTTCCCATTGCTGTCACGATGGAAATAGTGAACTCTCTCGACAGAGTTGATAAGGGCCTCGTATGCGGTATGCGGAATCTCGACCTCCTCCCCTTCCTGAATGATGTAGCTTATCCCGTTTGCGTTAAACCGGATATCTCGGTCGGGGAAATCGGCGGGGACTGCATGGTTGTATACGCGAACCCTGTACCACGTATTGCTATAATCAATTTCTTTTGCTACTGTTTCTCTTGGCATCATAAACTCCTTTCATATAAGGAATAAGGGGGCCGAAGCCCCCGTTATCTTATTCCATTTTCTTTGCAACGATGTAAATGTCTACGTCCTGCTGGTTGACATCACCATCCGCACCGATGATGAACCCGTAGTACGGGGCTATGTCTCCATCATCGTCGGTATAGTCGTCGTCAAGCAAGGTGATACCATCTGACGTAATCTTTGACCATGTGATAGTCTCATCATCATCACCGTCGACGCCAGACACCTTCTTTATACCAGAGTCGGCATCCATGCCCCTGAAGAACTCAAGAGACACGGGATTGGTTCCGTCAATAAACAAGTAGATGTAATCTGGAACCCAGCCGACCTCAACGGGAATGACATTGGTGCCATCTGCCGTTTTCTTATCAAAAAAAATCTTATCGCTAACTCCTGCCATATTAAGCTACCTCCTTATGCCAGAGAACCACGGGCGGTGCATGCGCACTCGTACCGGATTATCCAATTTTCGTTCAGGCGTTTTGCAGTCATGGGGTGCTTCCACCCGACTGTTGCCCTCTGGTGCAATGGGTCGGCAGCACCGGCAGAACCAAGACCTTCAACGTATGTTTCTGCGTTCTTTTTCCCGAGAGGAATAACGCCATACGCGTCGGCTGCAACCGCGATACACTGGTAAACGTCAGCGTTGTCGCTGGTTTCCTTCACTGTGTCTGACGCATCGGCTGCGCCAACCCCGTCGAGTATGGGGGCGTTCTGCGAAGCAAATATCCTGAACCCGTGTGCATAGCCAATCTCGTAAGGAGTTGACGGGGGTGAAGGATACTTGTGCGCGGGGATGAACCCGGTAAGGTTCTCCATGTCGCCGATGAGGTCGGTATGGATGTAGAGGTGAAAGGAAGGTGGTACGGGTGAAGTCCCCTGCCCTGAACCTGCCTTCTGAATGTCGGTAATATACCGGCCTTTTTCCCTGTGCAGCACCTCTCTGAGAAGCTTCAGGTCGGCGTCGCTTGGCGCGTCTACGACGTTTGCTCGTGCCGATACCTTGTTTGCATAAAAGATAGACGAGCCACCCATCAGCGCGTCCCTGATTATCATGTCGTAGGTTTCCCCGGCCTGCTCGCCGTGTACTTCCTGCAACTGCGTGACAACAGGGTCTCTGTTGGTCATGTGGACTTCGTCTGCTGTTTCGGTAAAATCACCGTGCCACTGTACAGTAGCGGTGATATCTGTAACCGACGCGGTTTGTCCCGGAGGAGTGCGTCCTGCGGTAAGCGGAACCATTGCTGGTTCGTATGCGTTATAGCGTCGGAACTTGACGGTCTTGCTGTTTTTCTGAGGAAGAACGGTGGTCTGGGCTGCAAGGTCGTAAATCAGCCATGGTCTTGCCCTCTTGAGAAAGGTCCTCACATAAAACGCATTGACCGCATCTGGTAACTGAGTCAGTGTGTTTATAGCCATAGGTTACTCTCCTAATCTAATCCTTTTACTTCACGGAGCCACCGGTCAAAAGTTTCCTCGTCTGCATCGAAAACCGCATCTGATGCTGATTTCTTCTGCGCCGGGGTGCCTTTCTTCCGCGGCATCGTGGGTTTTTGAGAGTTGTTCTGTATCTTCTCGGCAACACTGTTTCGCTCTTTCTGTTTCGCCTTTTTCATGCTTTCAGGATGGGTAAGCCCGAGCCTGTAGGCAAACTCTGCCGGGTCAGGGGCGTTACTTATCATCTGCGCGTACATCGGGTTCTGCTGAAGCATCTGTGCGGTAAGGCCGATAACGTCGTCGTAGTCGTCGTACCGCGCCTTTGCCGACTGCTCGGAGAAATACCCGACCGCCTGTCGCATTTGCTGCTGCATCTGCTGCATCTGCGGCGTTATCTGCTGCTGCATGAACCCCTGTAGATACTGGTCGGCTTCCTGTGCAGTAATCGGTGCATACGGGTCAACACTCTGTTGCTGATTAAAAGGCTGTGGCTGCTGCCCGTATGGATTCTGCTGCGCGTACGGGTTCTGTTGTCCGTACGGGTTTTGCTGCCCGTGTGGATTCTGCTGCATCTGCTGCTGCTGCATCTGCTGCATGGCGTTTTGAAAGAACTCCATCTGCTGCTTGAGATACTGATTCTCTCGTGCCAAAAGCTCGGGGTCATTATCGTCGTCCCCCTCGCCTTCCTGCTCCCCCTCTTGGGGTTGTCTCCCTTCTTGGGAGTGCTCCCCCTCTCGGGGCTGCTGTCCTGTGTCTCCCTCATCGGGCCCTTCCTCAAGTTCAAATGGGAAATCGTCTGTGCCAGCGTCGCCCTCTGGCTGCGGGGTAGGCTCATCGCCAAGTAACAAGTCGTCAAATTCGTCTGCCATTAGTTTTCTCCACAAAAAAAGCCCACACCTTTAACTGGCGCGGGCTTTCTCGCTGTCCACATCTATGTGTGGGAACGGAAAGAATCCGTACGTTTCAAATCTCTTGTCAAATATATTTATTATGTCTCGTTATGTCAACTATTTTATCCTCTGTTCGATGCTCGTAGTTACGGCGCGGACACCACCGTTGTTATATACCACACGGAGGCTCACCTCGCCGGAGAACCCCTCGTGCAGTCCGCAGGTATCCATAAGAACGTCCCTGCAAAAGTCTACCACCGCAGCTTCCCCCGGGGGTCGCCGAAGGTTTCTGCCATCTCCACGTCGCTCATCTGCACCATTTTTCCCTGCATCTCTAATATCTTGTCGAGCGCAAGTCCCATCCATAAGAGTAGTCCTTTCCTTGGCGTAATCGGGAACGATAGCCAGTAATGATATTCTCCCCCTGATTGGGTGGTAAAGGCTTGCCGTGGCTCGCCCTTCTTGAATTTCAAATTAAGCGCAAGGTCGTAACGCGCCTCTCTCTTTGCCATGTCGAAGAGTTTCCTCTCGTTCATGAACTCTTCCTCGCTATCGGTAGATACGATTACGTAGTATTCGTGTGTCTCCATAGACCTTCCCCCCGTTTTCAAATAGTACGCCGGTAATTGCTTCGCTCCTGTTTGGGCAAACGCCCAGCACCATGTTCCCCGGCGTGAGGACTACATGGTACACCCGATACATCTCCCCGTCAGGGAGTTTCTGGTACAGGTGTGCGTCGTGCTTATGTGCCCTGCTGATGGTTGAAAACTGCCCGTCAAGGCGTATGGTCGTCCTGTGGAGCAGCTCGTTGTCATACCTCTCCGCGTTGCCCGGTATTTCCTTGGACAGGAGAAGGTACGCGTACCCGGTAGAGTCGTCAAGGAACATGAGTCCCACCGGGTGTCCCTGCTTGCTGTTAATCTTCTTCAACTTGAGAACGTCCCCGCTCCACTCGCGCTGCTGGTACCCTTCCTCGCGGTAGATGCCGTACCTCTTGTCCATCCGCTCCATGTGCCAGAACCACTTTTCAAGCTGCGAGCTCTCCATTTTCTTCGCGTCAATGAACACGATTCCGAAAACGAGAAACGCGGGGAGAATAATCGAGAAAAAGAGTACTGCCCACCATCGTAACATACTCAACCTCCAATGACTGAATAAGTACAGTCTACCACAATTCAGCCTCTTTGTCAAGTATAAAAAACACAAAAGGCACCGCGCATGATGGTGACTAAACTTCCGAACAGGTGTCTAACCGGTTTTTTTTGAACGCTTCCTATGTGCAGTCAATCTTTTCAAATTATTGTATCATGCCCGGACTCAGGCCGCCAGCCTGAAGCTGCGCCAGTACCTCTGGAGGTATCTGCTGCGGTGCCCCTTGCGGAGGAACTCCACCTTGCGGAGGAACAGCTCCTTGCGGAGGAACTCCACCTTGCGGAGGAACTCCACCTTGCGGAGCCTGAGGCGGTGCCTGTTGTGCTTCTGATTTTTGAATCTCTGCCATCAGCTCTTCCTTGGCTGACATGGGAATATCGGAAAACTCAAGGAGTACTCTCGGCGGTATGGGGTATCCTTTGTCGGCAAGCTCCATGAGCTGCATGTAGGCCATCATCCTGAATGTCGGCGAGTTGGCCACCTCGTCAACCATGCAGTCGTACCTGTTTACGTCTGTCTCGATAGAGAAGTCCGGCGGAATAGGGGTGTCTACTATCTCGCTTACCTTGCTGGTGGTGTAGTTCTTCCTGAACATTTCTATCATCTTAACCCCGAGTGAGCGCTGGGCAAATGACAGGTTCTCGTACAAGAACTGCGTGGCAAGCTGCCCCTGTCGCTGACGCAGGTTGATTATAATGCCGTTCTGGTCGCCACCGGGGGAAAGCCCCTGCATTTCGGCGTTAATCCCCACCATCCGTGCCGCCTGTTCGTGGCTCTGGTCAAGCTGTGCCAGCGCAACGGGGAACTCCGGCTGCGGGATGCGTTCGGGCTTGTCGCCGGTATATTTTATCATCTGCCCTGCGCCGGTCTGGTTGGCAAAGACGCTTTCATCCTCGACAGAACCATCCTTGTATATCCAGCCGGAAAACGGCATCTGAAGGATTGTTGCCATTATCTGCTGTGTCCGCTTGTTCTTCTCGTCCTGTATGTCCCGGACGGGGCGGACAAGTCCCTGCACCTTTCGGTACCACTTCTCAACTTCCGGCCTGAACGTGCACAGGACAGGGGTAAACGGGAAGTCGTTGGTCTCATACGGTGACTTGTCGTCGTAGACCACCACGTCCTTCCCTACCACGATGGCGCATTTCATAATCTCCATGCGCTTCTCTATCACCTTCAGGCTGGGGACAAGCTGTTTCAGCTCGCGTATCTTGCCCTCGTCCACATCCTTGCTTATCACCCTGCTCCTGTCGGAGTCCGGGTCATACAGCACCCGCTTTTTCTCGGTGTCCTTGTACCAGTACTCGTTTACCGTCACGTACTTGTCGGAGTCGTAGTAGCGCGGGTACTTGTTGAAGTCCTCGTCCGGGGACTCTGCCTCAAGCTGCTCGATATCCTTTGCCGCGTCCTCGTACTGCCGCATAAGGTCTCTTCGGGGGCGAAGGGCGTTGCGTATCATGTATTCTGCGTCGGAGAAGTCCGGCAGCTCGACAAACGGGTCAAACAGTATCCTGAACGGTGACACCGAACCAAGCCGGAAGTCGCCGTTTACGAGGTCTCTCTCGTAGTCAAGGAATGACTCGACCCATCCGAGCCCGCCGATAGACGCGTTGTAGAATGACTGGGACACGAAGTGGTACCCGCCCCCGTTTGCCATCGTCCACTTGATAAGCTGGCTCATCACCTCTGCCCCGGTCTGGTCACGGCTCTGTACCGGGAAGGCACGGATATCTGAGCGGTTCTGCATCTGGAATCCAACAACCACGTCGATGGGCTTCTTGGTGATGTTGATGGTGATAGGCGGCCTGCCCTTTGATATAAGCTCGTCCCGCTGGTCACTGTCGAGCTGGTCGGACAGGTAGTAGTTGAAGTCTGTCTCCATCTGGTCAAACAACGATTGAAGCTCACGCTGGGCGAGCTTTTTCCGTTCTCTGAGGTCTTTGAGCAAATCAGATTCAGTGAATTTCATCTTTCGTGCTCTCTTTTTTCTTGGCTCTGCTGGCCGCATTGCCAGCGGCATATCTTTTTGTTACGTCCTTTGACGGTTCAGGCAGGGCATCGAAGAAGTTGTGCTGTATCTGCTCCTTTACCTTTCCATCAACGCGGTCGACTATCATCTGTACGATTGAGTTAAACTCGCGGACACCGCCTTTTTTGCCCTTGGCGACAGTGAGCATCTGGTCAACGATGACCTCCATGTTAGTCAGCTCGGTCTCCGGGTCAATCTCCTGAAGCTTGCGCTCTATTATTGTTTTAAATGTTGCGTCCACATTCTTTTTTCGTGACATTACCATGTCCTCCAGTCTTTTGCTACCTTGTTTCGCAGGCGTGCGTCCATCCGCGTAAAAAAGTTGTTCCGTTTCTCAAGCTCGTGATGCGTTGATGACTTGGGAAAGGTTACGGACAGTTTCTCGTCGTTTATCCGGGACAGGCAGTCCAGCATATCATCATGCGCCCCCTTGGGGTATTCGAGGTACTCGTTGTCGATAAAGCTCTGCACGAGGTCAACGACCTTGCCGTCCTTCTGCCGGTAGGAGAGCTTTTCGGGGAATAGTATCTTCCCCTCCTCGAACAGCGGGACGAGCTTGCGTATCCGCACATCCTTGCTCTCCGCCTTCGATGTTGACCCGAGGGGTTCCGGCATGGCTACCTGTACGCCTTCTATCTGCGCCTTTTCCCTGAAATATTCGAGGTCTGCCTGCATAGAAAACTTTTCATATCCACTGGCACGCGGGCTCCATTTTAGCATAAGGTCGCGGTAGGCTTCCCACCGCTGACGCAGGTTCAGCCGGTCGCGTACCATGTCGAGTATATACCTGTTGTGGTGTGCGTCAACCCCCACTATCATCATCACGGTAAAGTCCGGCTCGTCCCCGCTCTTATCGTGAAACAGGCCGCCGGAGGGGTCGGCGATGAGGTAGAGGTTCATCTTCCCCTGCACCCGGGGGTAGTAGTTGAGCCAGTCGACGAGGAAGACCTGGTCTTCTTCCGGGACGGGGTTGAGGAGTATCTGGCAGGAGAATATATACCTTCCCATCTGCCGCCTTTTGAGGCGTAACTGCTCCTCTGTCCAGTATACCGGGTTGCCTTCCTCGCGCCCGTTATCAGTGCCGGGGTATTCCCGTACTTTCCAGTCCCCCTGCCGTTTGAGTATGGTATAGAGGTCGTGGTAGTGGTAGTACGTGCCGACTACGTGCGGGGTATAGTTCTCATCGACGAGGTTAAACGCCTGTCCGAAGGCGTGCTGTGTCTTGTCCCGCTGCTCCCGGGTACTGACTGACTCGTCATTTACGATGTCGTCAAATATGATGTCGGTAAAGTGTTTCCCCGTGGGAAGGTTATCAGTACCCCATGCTTCAAACGTTTCGTCGGTATAGGAACCCTCTCGTTTTACCCTGATTGCATCAGACGAATGACGGGACTCGGTCTTGGGGTTTGCGAAGAATATCTCCGGCCAGCACCGCTTGAGTATGGAGTTGACCTCAAGCTCGTTTTTGATACGCAGCAGGTGTGACCGTGCGAGTGAGCGGGTATGTGAGAATATACAGATACGGCTTTCAGGGTTTTTAATCGCCTTCCAGATGGGGAGGGCGAAGGTGTTGGTGGTGCTTTTGAAGTGCCCCCGTGCCCATATATCCATCGTCCAGCTGTGGTCGTCCTGCACCTCGTATACACGGTCGGCCACAAACGGGTCATTGACCGGGAGGCCGAGGACGAAGTAGGAGAAGAAGAACAGGTCTTCACTTGTCATGGAGCGGATAATAGACATCATAGCGGCATCGTCCTTATCCATGCGGGCCTGCAGGAGGTCGTCGGCGATAGCCTCGTAGTTATACCTGTACGGGTATTCCCCGTGCGGGTTGAAGGTGTACAGCTGGTAGCTTCGCGCGTTTCCTGTTATAACACCGCTTTCTTCCTGTTGCATACCGGTTCATCCATGTCAATATCCTCCTCATCGGCGGTTATCCCGATAGCAACGATTCCATATTCCTTGGAGCCGTCGTCATAATCGGTGGTTTCAAATAGATGGTCTATAAGCTCAATACCCTGTTCTTGAAACAGGTCAACGACATGGCGAAGAAGCGTGTGCCGAAGAGACAGTTCGCTTTTCTTCGTCAGGCTGTATACCCGGAGCGAAGTCCGGTACATGTGACGCTGCGGCTTAATGTCTCTTATCTTTCTCATACATCTTCTCCTGCTGTGCGCCCGCGATGTCCCTGATGAGGCGCTCCCGGAACACGTTCCTGTAGTACAAGCGCAACCGGAACTGCATGTCGTCCGGGACGACAGGGGAGCTTCCGTCAGGATAGGTGACATCTTCTACGCGCCATAATGAACCCCAGAATATCATTCAAATACCCCCTGCATGTTATCCGGGAGAGGAACCCATCGGCGTGCATCACTTGGCCGATAGACGAGGAATTTTTCATCACCTCCCCACCAGTACTCGTCCTTGTGGTGCTTCGGGCTTACCCTCTGGAGCACCCGGTACTCGCCCCTGTACATCTGCACGAGACACCACGTATCAAACGGTGGCACCTCCTCCGGCTTTCGCCACTCGTGAACCCTGCTCACACGAACCTCCATGCCACTATATCATCCATGCTGAATTTCATGCCGGAGCTGGTAACAAAGTTCCCGTCGGAATCGACCCTCACGGTCGCGATTACGGAGTCTTTCGTCACCCCCTTGAGCCGGACTTCACAAAGACTTCCGGGCGAAGGGTAGTAAATCTCTACCCATCCGTCACCATCCATCCGCCTCCCCTGAAAGGGACAGGCGTGCGTATGGTCGGTGAAGCCTCCCATCACCCTCCCGCTCATCGCCTTCTCGGAAGGATGGTTGGAGTTTACTGTATCAATAATTTCATTTACCTTCTCCGTAAAGTTTCTCAGGACTTCTCGAACCTCGCCCGGGGACATTGGCCTGTCAACCGCGTCAATATATTTCCCCGTGATTTTTTCAATCATTACTCCCCCTTATATTTTTATCTTCCTGAAATCGAAGAAGAGGTCTACGGCAATTCCCACATGCCCGTTAATCCCTTCCCCGGTATCAAGCTTCTCGCTGGCGTAGTATTTATACGACATCCACAAAAGCTTTTTCGACTGGCTCTTATCCACCTTGCGTGTCTCAAACACGGGCATCGACCGCATCTGCCACAACGCCGCATTATCCCGTATCTTATCCAGAAGCACACCCCGGACAATGGCATCATCAACATCATCAGCCCAGCAACTCACGCTGCCACCTATAGCCAGTACCATGTACCCATAAGGGTATTTATCAAATTCCGGTATATCCACCTGTGGAACCTCCATGATAGCAAGTATCGCACACCTGAACAGAATGTCAAGCAAAAAAGGCTGAAGCAGTGCACCTTATGGTCTGGAATGGGAGGTGGGGTGTGTGTGGGTTAATACCTTACTCGCACGCCCCCGGAAAGGTCAGCCACCCCTTTTTGCCGGGAGCATGCTACTGGCACCGGGGAGAAATTAGACTGACGTGTCAGTTTAACTTCCCCCCAGTTACAGAATTTGTGCAGTTTCTCCCTTTTCTCCTGTTTATCCTACTTCGATACTTACGGATTCACCGACACTCAAAGATTCCTCTATGTCCTGTAATCCCTTCTTGTCGGCCAGTAGTGCCTTTACGGCCTTGACCGTTTCATCGCTGAACATGTTTTCCAGCTTTTTAACGGTCATTTTCACCGGCCGGAAGTCTGGGCTTTCAAGGATTACGCGAGTATAAGTCTTGTCCGATATTTCAGACTTTTCAATACCCACTACCTTGAAATTACTCGTTGTGGCATTTCCCTGTTTTACTTTTATGCTCATGTCTGTCTCCCTTTTTATTGGTTTTGTTGTTTATACACGGATAAAGTCAACCGTGTATCCTTTACCTTCGTATACTTTCAACAATTCCCCGGCTTCTTGTGTATCCCATCCTTGCCGAAAGTATACCTTTACTAACCTTTTCTTACGGTCAATCAATACCCTTGCTATCTGCATTCTCAACAAACCTTTAGTTTATTAAGAAGTATTTGCTTTTCTCTGGGTATTTCCGGGATGCGCTCGAATAATATCCCGGCTACTCGCTCCCCGTGTTCCCGTACCCGCCGAATGTCGGCGGGACTGGTACACACGTACCAGACGCCTTCACGGGCAAGCACGGTACGAGTGACCGCATTCCCTTTTCTCTTCTCAATAACTCTTATCATGGTCGTTCAGGGAGAAACCGCACTTTACACCGGTCGTCCTATGCGCGCGCTTGCTCCGCTTGTGGGCTAACGGCTCCCCCCAGATTTTCTGGTGCGCGCGCCGGAATAACAACCGGCTATTTCAATGAACCATTGTGTACATGATACCACAATAAAATTTACTGTCAACACTTTTTTGAAAAAAATCAGCGTATTTTCAAAAAAAATTACACTCGTCAAAACCGGCAATTCCAGCTATAAATATTTGTCTGCACAAATTCAGCTTTTTGATGATTAACTTTTGACCTGGACATTTTTCCGGTTTTTGTATATAAATTTATTCAAAAAAAATCTTGAAAAAGTCTTGACATTTTTCAAAAAGTGATATAAAATTTTAATTGGTTGTTATGATTGTGCCTGTATAGCAACCATTGCCTACCGTATCTAATACCAGTGTACACCAGTGTATGCCGGGTAACGTACACGGGTAAGGGGATAGGCAAATGCCCAGTTTTTCATGGGCGAATCAGATTTTCCACACAAATGTGAGTGGTGTTTCCGGCTCACACTGTGTGAGTCGATATCAAGAGGAGGGTGGTCATGGATATAGACAAGCTGCTTGGTGAAGCCTTGGAGCTTCACGTTAAATACACCGAGATTATGGATAAGGTGGTCAGCGAGGTGGTAGAGATGTGCCTCGCCAACGAGGACTGCTTTGTTCACGAAGATAAGCTCATCGCTTGCCCACGTTACGGACGGGCCCGTGAGATAATAGAGCACCTCGAAGAGGTGCGGCTCCCCGTAAACGGAGCAATCGTTACGGTTCAAGAGAAGTTCGTCGGCATAGCCGAGCGTCTCGCCTGCGGTGAGCTGACAGTCCTGCTGGATAAGAACTGGCAGGAAGAATAGTATTTTGAAAGACCGTATCGCTATGTCACCATAGCATAGCGATACAGAATGTCAACAACAAAAGGAGGTATGATATGCACCAAGTCGGAGGGAAGCCGTTCAAAATCTCGTCAGCAGGAGAGACCTGTGAAGAGTTACGTGGAAAACCAAAAGGAATAAAGACGCAAGACCTTTACACCCTGTACTTCAAGCATGCGTTTGAAAGCGATAGGGAAAACACTCGCCTATTGGTTGTCATGCACATTGCCGAAGGGGGGTGGTCGGGCGATGTAGAGGTATTAAACGACGACCCAGAGTGGAACGCTATGGTAAGAAGACTGCCTGTCAGTAAAAATCTCTATGCTATAGTGCAAGGATGTTGTGTTGGTCGCATAGTAGCCAATTACTCCGACCGTGTTGTTATTCACCCAATAGTAGGTGTTGACAGGTTCTTGCGGTTTGCATGTACAGGAGAATGGAACAACAACCAAGAAAAAGGAGGATGATATGCACCAAGTCAGAGGGAAGAGGAGGTATTTATGGAGGCGTTAACAATAATACTGTTCGGCATATTGTTCGGAGCGGCCCTCTTGGGGATGCTGGTCGCCGACGGGAAAACGGCAGTAGTGATGATGAGTATTGCTGTCGCCACTTTCATAGCCACGACAGTGATACTATCCGTACTGAGATGAACCCTTGAAGGCGTATGGGTACGGCTTATGGCCGTATCCACACATCTTTAAGGAGGTGCTATGGCCGAATCAAAAGTGACAAAGGAACAGGTGATTCGACGAGGGATTACCTGTGCAGGGTGCGGAACTCCGCTCAAGCTGGGTTCCGGGATGACCCGGATGAACGTGTTTTATCCGAAGTCGTCGGTGTCTTACTCATTTTGCAGGCAGTGTGCCCGCAAGATGAGTAAAAGATTTTCTGAATAGTGCTTGACATTGTTCAGAACCAAATTAAAATTAAATTATGTGGGAGGGCTTCTATGGTTACTATCAGGAAGCAAGGCGTGGGCAAGAGGTTCGTTTACGCCGCAATTAACGCAGACATTTCTGTAGACGACAGTGTCTACAGGGTAGGTGAAGAGGGAGACGATGTGTATGTTTCCTTCGAGCCGGGAGCACTGGAGGCATCCATAATCGAACAGGGGTACTACGGCCAGCCGGGCATCCACAGGTGGGATGTCGCAACATCCTTAGTGCTCACAGCTGACGGGTATGTTCTGCGGTACACTAAGACAAGCGGGGAAAAGGTTTACGCCGGGTGGTACAAGGGCCCGGCAGAGCAATTAACCTTCGGGGGAGACCCCGAGTTTGAACTTGTCATGGGGGGGACTGTTGTTCACCCTGACGAGGAAGAGTGGGGCGACGAGTGTAGCGAAATCGGCCTCGACGGAGCTGGCGATGTGATAGAGCTGCGCCCCCACTACGGAGGTGCAGAAGGAATCATCGGCAACATACGAGAGCTGATGCACGAGGTGGAGAACACCTACGACGCGGTGTTCTCCGTCCGTGGAGATTGCTACGCCACCGGGGGGCATATCCATATCGGGTATGGGAGGCAGTATGTTCCCGGCAATGACGAGCTTTTCCTTCTCGACAAGTTCATTGGATACCCGTCACGGTTTGCCAATGGCGAAGCACGAGGCGGATATGCCCGTATGTCAGCGTTCGAGGTGAAGCCGTACGGGTACGAGTATCGCAGCCCGTCAGCAGCGGTGTATGCGAACCCTCGAATCTGCGGGCTTACATTCCGCATTGTACGGGACGTGCTTAGAAGGTACAATGAGCACAAACCCTTCTATCTATCAGAAAGAGCGG